CCGATAGATGTTACGCTGTTGGGGATAGTGATAGCGGTTAACCCTGTGCAGCCATAGAGCGCACTGTTGCCTATATGAGTTACGCTGCCGGGAACGGTGATAGCGGTTAACCCTGTGCAGCCATAGAGCGCACTGTTGCCTATATGAGTTACGCTGCCGGGAACGGTGATAGCGGTTAACCCTGTGCAGCCATAGAACGCACTGTTGCCTATATGAGTTACGCTGCCGGGAACGGTGATAGCGGTTAACCCTGTGCAGCCATAGAACGCACCGTCGCCGATAGATGTTACGCTGTTGGGGATAGTGATAGCGGTTAACCCTGTGCAGCCATAGAGCGCACTGTTGCCTATATGAGTTACGCTGCCGGGAACGGTGATAGCGGTTAACCCTGTGCAGCCATAGAACGCACTGTTGCCTATATGAGTTACGCTGCCGGGAACGGTGATAGCGGTTAACCCTGTGCAGCCATAGAACGCACCGTCGCCGATAGATGTTACGCTGTTGGGGATAGTGATAGCGGTTAACCCTGTGCAGCCATAGAGCGCACTGTTGCCTATATGGGTTACGCTGTCGGGAACGGTGATAGCGGTTAACCCTGTGCAGCCAGAGAACGCACTGTTGCCTATATGAGTTACGCTGCCGGGAACGGTGATAGCGGTTAACCCTGTGCAGCCATAGAACGCACCGTCGCCGATAGATGTTACGCTGTTGGGGATAGTGATAGCGGTTAACCCTGTGCAGCCATAGAGCGCACTGTTGCCTATATGGGTTACGCTGTCGGGAACGGTGATAGCGGTTAACCCTGTGCAGCCAGAGAACGCCCAGTCTCCGATAGATGTTACGCTGTTGGGGATAGTGATAGCGGTTAACCCTGTGCAGCCAGAGAACGCCCAGTCTCCGATAGATGTTAGGCTGTTGGGGATAGTGTATTTCCCATCTTTAATATCTTTGTTTGAAACGCTGTTTAGTGTTTTCATTTTCATTCTCCTTTCATAGATTTTTTAAATAGTTCATCAAAGGCAATTTCTTTGAAATATGTATCTCTGATTTTGTTCGCCTCTCCGACAGTAAAATCGGAATAGTTTTTGCCATTTTTGCTAGACTTACAATTAAGCTTGTCCCTAAACGTATTTCTAGTTGTACCAATGCACGCTGCAAGCTGTATATTTGTTAGGTTTTCCAATACCATTTGCGCTTTTAAGTTTCTATACATTTCGCATCCTCCTTTCTTAATAATCGGTTGTTATTTCAACCACAAAACCTATTATAATGACATAACAACCAAAAGTCAATACTATTTGTGAAAATATTTTAAAAATATTTGAAATATCAATCAAAATCGCTTTACAGCTTTAAATATGTGATATATAATTTGAAATATATAATATGAATGTAAATTTAAGGGAGATAGAACTGTGGAAAAAGGTGAAATGCTGAAAAATAAAATAAAAGAAGCAGGATATTCATTGCGAGGATTTGCGGAAGAAATAGATATGCCATATCCTACACTATATAGTATATTAAAAAACGTCAATGGAGCAGGGATTCAAAACGTAAATAAAATATGTGTTAAGCTAGGGATAAATTTAGAAGAAATGGCTACACGAAAAGTTATCGCACAGCCATTACAAGAAAAATATAATATTACAAATAACGAATATGAATTAATTGAAAAGATTAGACAATTATCTGCGGAAAATAAAAATACTATTATTTCATTGATTAATCAACTTAGCAAATAATTCATCAAACGTAAGGAATGGATAATATTTTTCTCTAATCTCTTCAAACTCCTTAACACTAAATTTATTCTTTTTAATTTTCTTTGGTATTAGATTAGGACGCACACAGAAAAAAGCATTGACCTTAGTTAGATTAGACAAGTACATTAAACACACTTCCTTCGTTTTTCTTTAAGTATAGCACATTATATGTCCAGTTTAAAGGGCAATAAAATAAAAATTTAGGGGGATATTATGAAAAAGAACATTATTTTTATATCAATAATCGTTGCAATATGTGTTTTGAGCATATTTACTATTTACTTTATTCAAACTAATGAGATACAAATATTTTCTGTGCCCAATTCTGTATCATATAAAAATAATCAAGTGCGAATAAATCAAATAAAAGACCAAATAACTGTTTTAACAAAAGAAATTTCGCAACTTAACGAGGACTATAAAAATATAGGGGAAAATAATATATTTAACGTTCCAGAATCAATGTGGAATAAGCAGACAGAAACAGCAAGAAAGCCAATTGCGCAGAAAATAGCAGAAAAGCAAGCCCAACTAGATATACTTAAGATTGAATTGGCGTCATTATATTAATATGGAAACGAAAAAAAAGAAGCCCCTAAAAAATGCGAACGGACAGGGCAGCATAATAGAGTTAAGTAAGAATAGAAATAAGCCTTTTGCTGTGCGTATGACTACTGGCTTTGTTGATGGTAAGCAAGTATATAAATATGTTGGGTATTATGATAGTAGGAAAGCTGCCAAGAAAGCATTAGAGCAAGAGCACCTAAGTCCGACTAGCGACAATAGCAACGCCGCATTCAAAGCTGTGTACGAGGCTTGGAAAGCTATCCACGAGCGGAACATTAGCAAACAGACACTAGACAACTACAAAGCCGCATATCTGCTCTTAAAGCCTTTACACGAGGTCAAATTAAATAATATAAAAACTAGCGATATGCAGACTATTATATTTAATTTAGAGAAAAGCAAGTCCACAAAAACTAAAATAAAATCACTTTGTGTGCAAATGTATAAATATGCGATGGAGAACGATATTGTGCATAAAAACTATGCGGAATTTATCAAGATTGACAAGGAAGATAAAACGGAAAAAAAGATATTTACAACGGAAGAAATCAATATTTTATTTGCCAATGACACAACAGAATGGGTGGATAGTATTTTAATATTAATTTATACAGGGTTAAGAATACAAGAATTATTGAATTTGATGAAATGCGATATTGACTTGAAGAAGCGAACCATCATAGGCGGCTTAAAAACTGATGCAGGGAAAAACAGAATTGTGCCTATTCACGATAAAATATATAAATATGTCAAGGCGCGTTGTGAAGCTGCTACAGACGATATGCCGCTATTCCATTGTGAGCAAAGACATTATAGGGATTATATATATTATCCGCTATTAGAACGTCTAAAAATAGATAAGAAATCACCTCACAGCACCAGGCATACCTGCGCAACACTCCTGGCATCCGCTGGAGCATCTCCGCTTGCAATAAAACAGATTTTAGGGCATAGTGATTATGCGTTTACAGTATCACAATATACCCATACAGACGAGCAATTTCTAATAACTGAAATGCAAAAAATAAACTCGTAATATACAGGTAATATACACATCACATTTTTGACAACTTAGGGAAAAAGAAAGAAGTCTTGATATACAAGGCTTCTATGGTCTGGGTGACAAGATTTGAACTTGCGACCTCTTGAACCCCATTCAAAAAAATAACCCCTAAACTGCGCTATTTCGGTACTTTTAAGCGTCTACAAATGCTAGTAAATGCTATGCGTAATATACACGGTAATATACACTTTTGCACTTCGCCTATTTGCTCTACTATTTAATATTGGCAGTTTTGGCACGTCACTTATTTTATGACATTTACACTAATTCGTCAATAGTTATTATAGCCTGCCCACGAGCGAAATATATTTCGTTGAGTACGATAACGACCTTTTTTAGCTGTGACGCTGCGGGGTTACTAGAGCCATTCTCCCACGTTTCAAGCGTGTGTGTGAGTATTCCTGTTCTCCTGCTCATTTCTGCCCTACTGATGCGGGCCTGCTCTCGTGCCAGGCGAATTTTATTCGTAGATGGTTTGCGTGGTGGCATATAAATTGGGTAATCGCCTTTATTCATATTTTCACCTCATATTTATTTAACTGATAATCATCATCATAAAGCCCCACCCAATTGGAAAACTTGCTTTTGATAACTTTCTTTTGCATTACCTTGTCAGACACAAAACTATTTGAAATAGGCATATTGTCAATTATATTTATTTGCTGTATCTTGCATCCGGTTTCAGTAGTTTTAATTACTTGATAAGCCTTTAAAATTCTATTACCAGCTATATTGTAACTGCAAACTATATCGCCAATTGTAAAAGGGTTTAAATGGTTTCCGGTGCCTTTATGCTAATGATATTTTCAATAGCTGCATATGGTTCTGTACCTCCAAAACCTTTTGCGCCACCTGTTAAAATTTTATATTTGACATTTAAGGGCCCAACACTAACTATTTCGCATTTGCCCCATTGACGCATATCAACGACATAACCAACCTTAATATTATCTTTGGAAAACTGAACGCCGCCTAATTTTGACAAACAATCTTCTAAAAAGTTTAATTTATCTTGATGCCATTCATATTTTTCAAGCATTTCTGCAATGCGCTGTTCAATATATTCTTCTGTAAGTATTTCATTTGAGCGATTTTTTAGCACTTCGCCGTTTTGAACTTTAAAAAGGGCTTCTTCGTATTTAACAATAATTCCTTGGTATGTTTTAATTTCTTTGTTTTGCTCTTTTATTTTATTAATAAGATAAACTTTATCTCCCAATTTAACATTACTTGCGGTTGCTCTTGCTGTTGCTGCTCTGTCTAGATAATATGTGCTTTTGCGATATTCTTCAAAGCCTCTATCATATCGTGCATACATTTTTTCACGATAACGAGCGAATGCCTGCGAACCAGAATGCCCAGCAATAATTGGCTGTGTAAAAAATGCAATATCTCCCCGCATACTATTTAAGTCTGACTGCAAACGCTCCGCTCTTTTTTCTGCATTTTCCGAATATTGTTCATAGCGTTCTGCTCTTTCTTCTGCTTTCTCTGCCTTAACTTCTAATTGCTCCGCATAGCTTAAGCGTTCGCCCTCTTTAACCTCTGTGTCAAAGCCTAGCTTATTTGCTGTCTTTACAGCCCAATAATGATTATTTACGGATCTGCTAACCCATGCAGATAATTTGCCGCTAAATAAGAAATAGCGTTTTAGTTCCGCCTTGAGTTCCTCGGGCATATTAAGATAATCGGATTTGCTGAAATGCAGCTCAATTTTTCCAGACGTTAAGTTGTTAATGTATTTCATAATAACTACCTCTTTCGTTTTTATTAGAGCCTAAGCCCTTACTACTGCCCAGAGCTGTTTATCTGTTCTCCATTTCTAACGCATATGTTATTGCATCGTTCCATTTTTTGATAGCGGTTTTACGATTAGCAGGAGTATCTAAAACATACCCTACAAACCCTGTATTCGCCCATTGTATTAATCCGTTACTAGCACGCAGTGAGCCAGACCAGTTTCCGCTTTCATCTACAAAATCCGCAAGGGTTTCAAACATACCATTACCATATTGTTCGTCAAGCATTTCGTTTTTATCGTCCCAGTATAATTCGATTTTTTTCATTTTGTTTATCCTCCAATATTTTGTTGGTCATTTCCTAACCACACCCATAGTATATAACATTATTTCACGCCGTACAATAACTATGTTACTGTGTTTCTATAACAAATTTACGATTATAAAATACAATAATTAACTAGATATAGTATATTTGTAGCCTAAGAATATAAACACATACTACTAATAGATAAATAGCGTATTTATTCATAATGTTATATGCAATAATTATATATATATTAACTATATGTATTAGCAATCATCTGGGCAGCAGGTTATAATCTGTAACCATCATAGTAATATGTAACATTATTTATATTACGATAACATACTATTGTTATATTTATAATCATAATGCTATTAATACCATCCTCTATATATAGTATATATATTAATACTATAATAACTATACTTATAATCATATATGTAATTGTATAGATTAGGTATCTGCCTAGACATAGTTTTTACAAACGTGTAACGTAGTATTCATTACTAGATGTGTATTAATTAGACCATACAGTAATTAATAGCATACTATTCATATATGCATTAGTTATTATTCAACTATTCGCAAAAGAATGGTTCTACGAATAAACCATTATTTTACAACACTATGTATATATCCACTTATCAGTTATAATAGTAATGATTATTAACTACACCATTCCCAAAATGGTAATTATGTAGGGCAAATAGCCATTTACCCCTGTTATTTTTAGCATACCCTCCCCCGGCATTGTTGACGTTAACATAATCGTATTGTTTCCGTAGCCTATTCACCACGGTAAAACCAGTCCCCTCCTGTGGGGTTGACTATGTTTCTATACCCACCCTCCAAAATTTTATATATTTTTGCAATTAAAATTCTCATACTAGACTTATACGGATACCAAATCAATTATAATACACTTTCTAGCCATTTTAAACCACATATAGCGCTTACCTAAGCAATCTATCCACTATATATAGTAACGCACCTTAAAATGATTCCTAGTGCCATTAGAATTGATTTAAAAAGTATTGGTTGGTTGTAACACTATTTTAGATTTCAACATTAATATTGTTGCGAGTAAAGATTTAATGTTCAACTATCAAGTAATTCTTACAAGTTGCTTTGTTTGCAATAATGCTATTATGTAAATTAGCAATATACAAATAGTAAATTCAGTTATCCCAAATTATCGAATAACTCGTTTTATAAAAATCCATAAAACGTAAAATCAAATAAGTTAGTTTTATGCTTTTAAATACTACATATAGTGATATTCTAAAGATTGACATACTACCTATTGACAAATACCATATTTTATGATTTAATTAATTGTGGCAGTTAGTCACAAGTAATAAAGATAGGTAGGTAGACAGAATGATAGTTAAGTATTTAACCAAAGGCGTATGGGGGTACATAGACAACATAAGGCAGGTAGCTAATAAAAACATTGATTGCGCAGATTTGCTACTAAAGTTTTACGAACAGCTACGGGATAAAGATTTTCGCGCTCCTGAGGAATATATGAATGGAGAAAAATTGCCAGATGATATTTGTGCATCAAATATAGTATTTTCAACGGCTGTAGCAGATTTAGATATAGGTGGAAATAACAGCCATTTCGAAAACTTAATAAGTGGACAAGATGCTATTGATAATTATCCTGCATCGGTTTTATTGCTCTATATTGAAGACTGCAAAGAGTATGATTCAGTAGTATTAGTAACAAATCAAAAGGCATATTTGATGAATGACAAAGGACAAACCATAGAAAGATTAGTTTAAATTTAAAGTTTGACAAAGTGGGCAGAGGTTAAAAGCGACATTTATATGCGTAGGTGGGGACGTTGTCGTATTTATTTTAAAGGAAGTGATAGACAAATGGCAACTTCAACAAAGAAAAAGAAATCTAAGAAGACTACAATAGCAAAGAAACCTTGCTAGGAAAGGTGATTGTATGGCAAAGTATGTACCTAAAAAACCAGTAAATCCAAACAAAGTAATTTGTGACGAGAAAATAACACAGTTAAAGAAATTGCTTGTGGAAGATAAAACACAAGACAGTATATCGGAAGTCTTGGGAGTGTCAAGACGCACTGTTCGCAGTTGGGTTGACAATTCGCTTTCTCTTGAAGAAAAAGAATCTATTGCAAAAGAATATTTACAAAAGAAATTCCAATATTCTTGCGAGCAATTAGATATTGCACTCAAGGCTTCCGAACTAACTGAAATGGAATTAGATTTACGGTTAAACGCAAAGGATAAAAACGGACAATTTTTCAGCAACACAAAAGACTTGCGAGAGCTTGCGACTACTAGCGGAATTGCTTTTGATAAATACATAATTGCAACAGGACAAGCAAAAGAAACGGTTGAAATAAAATTAGACGAAAAGACTAATTCACTTCTTGAAAAATATTTAAAACGTCAAAATGCAAAAGAGATTGAAGCAGAACCGTATACAGATGTTGAATATACAGTAAAGGAGTAATCCTTTTGAATAGTGACCAAATAAGAGCAATAGAACTTGAAGAATATGAGCATTGCAAACAAGATTGCCTATACTTCATAGAGAATTATGTATTTATAGAAGATAGAGATTTGGCAGAGATAGCAAGACCATTTAAGTTATGGGCAGAACAGAAAGAAGCTATAAATTCTTTATTAATAGAGAAAAAGACTATATTTCTAAAGTCGAGGCAGATAGGAATTTCGTGGTTAGTACTTGCTTATGGCGTATGGCGAATGATATTTGGTGGATATAAAATAATGGCACTATCTAAGGGCGAAGAAGAAGCTAAAGAATTAGTGCGAAGAATGGCATTTATTTTTGAACATTTAGACTTTGCAGGCAGAGATGGAAAACAATTAATTAGATTTGACGCATTAGCATTATCTATAAGTGTGTTTCCTCCAAATGGATTAGAAAGTGTATTTAAAGCATTTCCAAGTTCGCCATCAGCAGGTGCATCATTTACTGGCAATCTTTTATTCTTTGACGAATGGGCATTACAGGCTTATGCAAGAGATATTTTTAAAGCTGCATATCCTGCAATCAATAGACCAACAGGCGGTCAATTCATAGGTGTTAGCACTATTGAGCGAGGAACACTCTTTGAGGATATTTGGGTTGACGAAAATAATGGATTTAAAAAGATATTTATTTCGTGGAGAGCAGACCCTAATAGAAATCAACATTGGTACGACGATACACTAAGGACTATCGGATTAGATGCAATGCATTCACAATACCCCGAAACAGTAGAACAAGCATTGACAATGGTCGGCGGTTCATTCTTTCCAGAGTTTAAGGATAGTGTACACATACGACCACAGGAAACGTTACATAATGCTAGATATTATATTGCAATGGATTACGGTTTAGATATGCTAAGTGCGGGATTATTTAGAATTGACGATAAAGGATATGCATTTCAAATGGCAGAACATAATCAAAGCAATCTTGTAGTATCTGATGCCGCAAATGCTGTTTTAAAACTATCAAGATTAGCGCCAGGAGAAATATTTTGCTTCATTGCCCCACCTGATTTATGGAATAGGCGTCAAGACACAGGGAGAAGTGCCGCAGATATATTTGCAGAGTGCGGAGTGCCATTATACAAAGCCACTAATAATAATGAAAGTGGATGTACGGATTTAAAGGAATGGTTAAGACCTCACTTTACTAAGAATGAACAGAATGGACAGATTGAAGAAACTGCATATCTTACGTTTAGTAATCAGTTAGTAGAAACAATTAAGTCTTTAAAGGGCATACAAAAAGACCAACATAATCCTAATACTTACTCTAAAAATCCGCATAGACTTACACACGCAGTTGATATGTTACGTTATTTTTGTGCAGGCAGACCAATACCAATGGAAGAAATTCACGACGAAGATTATAGGGAAGAAGTCGACCCTTACGAATGTTTAATTAATTATGGGAGGCGTTAAATGGAAACTTTACAAATGCTCATTTTTTTTATTGCAATATGTGGCAGTACGTCACTAGGAGTTATCTTAGGTTCTCATTTAACAGTCAATAAAAAACAAAGTTTACCCATTGAAAATATTAGTGATTTTATTGAAACAAAAGAATTAACCGAAGCCGAATACAAGAAAACGATTGAAGGTCAATGGGATACGTTAATAAATTATAATCCTATCCTTAAAAAAATTAAAGTTGAGGAAGTAACTGATGATAAAGACTAAACCAATAGATATATTTGGAGAATACAATATCTGCACTTCTTATAATACTAATATAGGGTTATATGAAACGGTTGAACAGAATGAAAACTTTGTTATTGGCAATCAGTACGAAGGAATTAGTACTCCCGACATAGATATGCCAATATTTAATATTCTAAAACCTGTTGTTGCGCATATGAATTCTTCGCTTGTTTCCGATGATATTTCTGTAAATTTAGAAGTAATCGGTGCAAATGACGACAATAAGGCATCGGTAGATATGCGTATTCTTAATAATGAAATTAAGAAGTTTATGGAAACCAATAGTGTATGGATTTTAAATCGTGATGCTGTTCGGAATATGGCGGTTGATGGCGATGCGTGTGTGCATCTTTACATTGATAAATGCAAAGGTCGCAATAAAAAGAACGTAATAGAATTGCGTATGGAACTTATTGACAATACTAATGTATTATTTGGAAATCCCAACATTCACGATAAAGAAATTCAACCTTACATAATACTTGTGCAACGCAGATTAATTGAAAGCGTTAAGGCGGAAGCAAAAGCCAATGGTGCGACACAAGATGAAATCGATTTAATTCAACCTGATAGTGAGGGTTTGATACATCGTGCTAATAATTTTGAAAGTAGTGGCAAGGTAACTGTTTTAATTAAATATTGGCGTGACGATAATGGCGAAATTAACTTTACTAAGGTTACAGAAACTTCTGTTATTAAAAAGCCTACCAATACGCATTACACCCTATACCCTATTTCCTATATGTCTTGGGATAAAATTAAAAACTCATATCACGGACAAGCATTAGTTACAGGTTTATTACCCAATCAAATGTTTATTAATAAAGCCTATGCTCTTGATATGAAATTCGTTATAGATATGGCTTTCCCAAAGATTATTTACAATAAGCAAGCGTTTCCAAATGGATGGAGCAACAAGATTGGAGCTATTGCCGTTAATGGTGATGTCAATACAGCAGTTGCAAGAATATTACCGTCTGCCGAGATGTCAAATCAAGTTATGAATCTTATCGAAAGCACAGTTAATAATACTCAACTATTTATGGGTGTTTCCCAAGCATCATTAGGCACACTTACTGCACCCGAAAACACAAGTGCTATTATTGCGCAGCAACAGGCAAATGCAGTGTCTTTAAAAATTCAGCAAATGGCTTATTGGCAGTTTGTTTATGATTATATCCATTCTGCAATAGATATTATGATTACTGATTATGGTCTTAGACGAGTATCTACTACAGATGCTGATGGTAATAAAGTTGTAACAGATTTTGATTTTTCAAATCTTGAAAAGTACGATTACACATTAAACATTGATATTGGTGCAGGGAGTCACTATAGCGAAGCTGTTCAAAGCCAAACATTAGATAAATTATTCAAAATGGGCGCAATTCCAAGTACAGATATTTACGTTAATGCGTTATCCGATAATGCGGTTAAAGATAAGAGCGGATTAATTGCTCAAATTAAGGCATATAAGGACAAGCAAGCACAAATGCAAGCACAAATGCAAGCAAAATCACAGGCTATAGTTTCTCCAAATGTTCCAAATATACAACCACAACAGCCACCGATGTAATTCCGAAAGGATTTATATAAATAAACGCCCAACCATAGGCGATTTTAAGGAGATTTTACAATGGAAAATGAGCAGATGAATGAGGAAACCACTCAAACAGAAGCAGAAAGCACAGGAATAGACTTTTCAAACATTTTTGTTGATGCCGAAGCTGATACGAAGCCAATCGAAACAAAAAAAGAGGAAGTCACAGAACCTACCGAAGAAAAAACCGATACTGAAACTGACACAAAACCAAGTGAACAGTTGATAAAGGTTAAGTACAACGGTAAAGAAATGGAAATACCCATTTCGGAAGTTACTGCCTTAGTACAAAAGGGTATGAATTATGACCATATTAAGGAAGAAGCTGACAATCTTAAGAACTCAAAGGCGTTAAAAGCTATAGATATTTACGCAAAGCAAAATGGCATTGACCGAGATGCTTATGCTGAATATTTAATGGCAGAAGCCGAAAAATCCGAGCAATTAAAGTACGAAGCAGAGGGAATACCTACTGAATTTGCTAAAAAGATGGCAGAAACAGAGAAAAACGCTGCAACAATGGCTGAAAAGCTAAAAGTCTATGAGGAAAAAGAAGCAAAAGGCAAACAATGGACAGACTTCTATGCTGTTGACGATTACAAGTCTATTGATGTTAATAAACTTCCGCAAGAAGTATTAGATGCTGTTGCAAAAGGTGAAACACCTTTAAATGCTTATCGTGCGTGGGAATTGCAAGACGTTAAAAATAAATTAAAAACGATAGAACAAGCCCAAAGGACTAAAGAAAAGAGTGTTGGCAGTGCATCTGCTGAAACAGCAAGCGAAAAACACGATGCCTTTTTAGATGGACTTATGGGCAAATAAGAAAGGAAGTAAAATTATATGTCTATTAATCTCGCAAGCAAATACTCTGGCAAAATCGCAGAAGTCTTCACGTTAGGTTCTTACCTTGTTGGAAAAACAAGCACAGCCTATGACTTTATTGGCGTAAATTCAGTTAAAATCTATACTCCTACTACAATCGCATTTGGCGATTATAGCAGAACTGCTACATCTTCACGCTTTGGAACACTTACTGAAATGCAGGATACAATTCAAGAACTAGCACTGTCACAGGATAAATCAGTAAATATCGCTATTGATGCGGCTAACAATGACGAACAAATGATGGTTAAAAATGCAGGCAAGATGCTTCAACTTGAAACAAATGAACAGTTAGTGCCAATGGTAGATAAGTATGCATTTAATAAGATTGTGCAGAATGCAGGAACTATTGATACTATTGCTGCAGCTCCTACAAAATCAACAATCGTTGCTGCCATATTAGATGGCGTCCAATCTCTTGATGATGCTGGTGTTCCTGCTGACGGTAGATACATATTTATAACAGGCTATGCTTATAAGTTTTTGTTACAAGCCGCAGAATTCTTAGCACTTGATAGTATAGGTTCAAAGGCTTATACAAAGGGTGTAGTTGGTGAAATCTCTGGCATTCCAGTTATTAAAGTACCAACAAGTTATATTCCTACAAATTGCTATTTTGCTATATGGCACAATTCGGCAGTAGTTATGCCTCTAAGACCAAAGACAGCAAGAATACTCACTGAAAGCGAAAACATTGACGGAGCAATCTTACAGTTACATTATCGCTATGACGCATTTGTACTTGGCGCAAGGGCTACAGGTGTTTACGCTTGTGTATTAGCGGCTAACCAATGCGCAGCCCCAACAAACGTATATGAAAACACAGGCGATACAGTTACCGTAACAAGTTCTGCCGCTACTTCAATCTACTACACAACTGACGGTAGTGACCCTCGTTACTCTCCAACTCGCACACTTATTGCAAGTGGAGCAACATTTGTTATATCCGCTTCGTGCACGGTTAAATCTGTTGCATATAAGACTACAACAGGCTACTTCACATCCGACGTTACGACAACTGTTGTAACTTTTTCCTAGCATCACTTAGCAACCTCAACCAATTAATAAGTGATGCGCAGGCATTAACCGAAGCGGATTACACGGTTGGAAGTTGGGCGACATTAGTATCAGCTTTAAGTGCCGCAATTACGGTTAGCGAAAACATAAGTGCCACAGCAACGCAGATAGACCACGCATATGATACCTTGAACAATGCGAAAACGGCATTAGTACATAAATCTTAGATAATTTCATATCCTCCTTTTCCTCTTTCAAAGGGCGGTACTTTGAGTGCCGCCCAATCTTTTAAAGAAAGGTGACAAACCAATGACAGCACAGCAAATATTTAATAGAGTATTATCACTAATGATTTTGGATAGTACTGAAATAAATAATTATAAGACTAATTTTATTAATACTCTCAATATGATATTGGGAGAAAATTTCGATAGAAATAATGTATTAAGACAGTTTGCAGGACTTTCGGTCTTGACGGAAATACCGACCATTACCACACTTACCGATGTTGTGGATTACGATAAACGATTTACAAGTTTTATATTACCCTATGGCATTGCCGGTCAATTATTAATTGATGATAACACTTCGCTATCTACTCAATATCTTAATAAATACGAATACGAACGTGAAAATATTAAGCTTGCACAGTTTGAAGAAATTACAGATGAATATTCCGATACTTCTAGCGAGGTGGTTTAATGTTTACGCATAAACCCATTGCACAAGCACCCACAAAGACGTTTATACTGAAAGACTTTAGAGGCTTGGACTATTCGCACGCCGAAACGGAAATAGACGTTAGACGTTCTCCCGACAGTTTAAATACTATAGCTGGTGATGTCTTGGGAGAGATAGTCAAGCGCCCTGCTGATATTATCGTGTATCACAATACCGATATGGATAATGGTGAAGATTTTACTGCAAATGTTACCTGGGTACAACAATATAAAGCTGATTATGGTTCAACCGGCAGTATAATTCCTTATAACAAAGTTTTATATGCGATAGCTTATGAATATAATGTTGGTCCATATACATATATATATTCTGCGGATATTTCTAACGGAGAATTAATCAATAAACATTTTGAATATCAAATTAAACATTATGCTATTAATAAAATAAATTCGTTTATGTGTGACGGTAAATTATATATTTTAACTGGCGTTGAATATCTAACCTACAATCCTATTAATGGAATTACAAAGGTAATTAACAATCCATATATCCCAGTTATCGAAATACATTGTGACCCTACAACTGGAGCGGGAAAATATTATCCGTATGGATTAAATATTTTAACTGATAGTAGAAAAAAAACATACTCAACAATAAGTAGTGTTTTGGTATATTATGTAGATAAATCTTGCCAAAACGTAACAAGTGTTATGTATAATGATGGTACTGGATATGTGGAATTATTTGGTGCAAGCAGTGGACATATTGCAACTTATGATAACGTTACAAAACAAGTATCAATTTCAGGTTCTATGGGTTCAATGGTAAATAGTGAAAATGATAATCTTGAAATTACTTGGGACACACAAATAACTATTGATACTTCTATAATCGAAAACTGTACTTTTTATGCTATGTATGGATTAGGAAATGACACTAGATATTTCTTTAGCGGAAATCCGACTTATCCCAATATGGACTGGAACAGCGGATTAGAAGACCCTACATATTTTCCCCAAACTGGATACACAAAGATAGGCAATGCAGATAATCCGATTATGGGATACTTTAAGTCTAATGGTCAATTAATCGTTATTAAAAAAACCAATATCTATGACAATACAATTTATATTCGCAATGCTTCATTGCAAGATGTTACCTATGAAGATGGCACAACCGATAAAAATACCCCTGTATTTAGTGTTGTAGAGGGTATTAAGGGTATTGGAGCAATCAGCAAGGGCGTGTTCAATACAATATTGGACAAGCCTATATTTCTATCCGATTTAGGCGTTAAATCTGTTATTAGCAATGCAATTACACAAGTGCGAAGTTTACAGGACAAAAGCCAATTAATTGACCCAGTTTTAGCGTCAAATACCACATTAATGACTAATGCTTTTGCAATAACACTACACAATTTCCTATATTTGTGTATTGGTAATGATATTTATGTAGCCGATGGACGTCAAGAAAGTGCAGACGGTTACGAATGGTATAGATGGACTGATTTTATTGATACACCAACATCGTTCGCTATTGTTGATAATGAATTATGGTTTACTACAGCACATTCTATCTGCAAGTTTAAAATGCTAGAAACTACAAGCGATAAGTGGAATGAAAATGATAATCCTATTTCTGCATACTGGAAAATACCTAAATTAACCTTTGGAAATTTCTTGATTATGAAAAACATCAAGAAAAAAGGCATTGGATTATTAATGATGCAACACGAAAAATCAAGTGTCCAAGTGTATTATAAGCGTAATTCGGAAGATGAAATTGATGTAGGAAATTTTGTTTATGATGGTAACGGATTAGATTCACAAGCATCAATACCAATAAATCTAGGTAAAAACATTAATGATGTAGTACTTTTCCAAATGAAAATAGAAAACAATCAGTTGAACGAAGACTTAGGGCTTATAGCAATAGAAATCTCGTATGAAGTTAAAGGATATTCAAGGGGGGTAGTCGAATGAGCATAACAATACAAACACTAGATGTTACACTAAACACTACTACTAGAAAATTAACTGTTCCACAGGGCAATATATATGTGGGCGATTCTAATAGCACAAACATAGTATTAACCATTTCGACTGACTATGCAAGTGCCAAATGGTATTTTGAGTATCAACTAAATAAAAATGATGCAGTAATTTCTCCGTTATTAACAGTTGTAACTACTACCATTGACACAGATACCATACATACGATTACTGTTCCTATTGATAGCAATATGACTGCTGAAAACGGAAGACTTAACATATCTTTTAGGGCATATCAGTCTACAGGTGAACTACTAATACATACATCAAGCGAACCATTACAGATTAAATATACTTTAAATGCCGATACTACCGCAGGAACGAATAATCCTAACTTTATTGAAAATGCACAGGCGATTCTTGACGAAGTTGTTACTGGATTGCCTTTAAAAGTTGACAAAATAGACGGATATTCGCTCATTGCTGATACTAGTATTACTAGACTTGCTAATACAAGTGGCACAAATACTGGTGACCAAGATTTAAGTGGTAAAGCTGATTTAGTAGGTGGCGTTGTTCCCTCTACTCAACTTCCTGCCTATGTTGATGACGTGTTAGAATATGCGAATTTCGCTGCTTTCCCTACAACAGGCGAAACAGGAAAGATATACGTTACTCTTGACACTAACTTAACTTATCGTTGGAGTGGCACGGTTTACACTGAAATATCAAAGTCAATAGCTTTAGGCGAGAGCTCCTCAACCGCATATCGTGGTGACAGAGGCAAAATAGCCTATGATTATAGTCAATTAACTGATAAGGTGGCTAGAGATGCCAATGATAATGTTAGTATTAACAACACATTGGATGGATTTCAAATAATAACATCTTCTTCAACACATATAAATCTTACTGTTACAAGCCCATTTCAAACTTTTATAATAGGTACATATTCGCAATATGTATATTTGCCTTTGACTTCTACACTTTCATTAGGACAACAGTATTTTGTTGGTAATAAAACTAATAAAAATATAGTTATTTATCCTAATACCGGTGGGACTATAACCATTTTAAGACCAAATGAACAAGCTACATTCACTTGCATATCACTAAGTGCTAATGATATCACAGCGTGGGACACAAAGGCTACACGAGCGACTACAGACGGGATAACAGAGGGTATATACAATCTGTTCTATACGGATGATAGAGTAAACGCTCTTGTTGGATTAGATATATCGTCACGAGAACCAAGTATAAATAAAGTTAATGATTTTACTATAAAAGATAGTGCGCATTTCCCTACAACGTATGCAGTAGATACTTATATTAGCAGATTTTTAGCAGGACTATCAACAGCATTTGAACCACAAGTAACAGGAAAGCATTTATCTGCTAATGATTTTACTGACTTATTGAAGGTTAAACTTGACGCAATCGCAAGCGGAGCAACTGCATATACTGACCAATTAGCAGTAAACGCAAATGCAAATTATATTGCAAGGCGAGGCGGTTTAGTCGCAATTCACACCACAAATGGAACAGAAACATCATTCACAATTAGCGGTTTAGATTTACTTGGTGATGGTGAATACATCATTACTTTTGTGGGCGTAAATTCAGCAGGAAAAAATATAAATATGTTCATTAACGGAGACACAACAACTACCGATTATCAAACTGCCATCAATGGCGGTAATATGGCAGATGGCGCATTGGCATTTTTAGTAGGTTCTGACAATGCTTATTCAACTATCAGTATGAGTATGTCTGTTGCAAATACAAAACCGATAGCTATTTGCCCATATGCACAAGTTTTAACAGGTGGTGCAACTGTATACTCCACAAGGGTTTGGGAAAAGAAAGCTACGGCAACTAATGTTACAAGTATTACATTTGCAACAAGTGATGGTTCAGCCTTTACATCAAATCAAGTTTGCAGAGTTTATAAGAGAGGTGTTTTATAATGGCGTATAAAAGTATAGACGAATTATATGATGGTGAACAATCTAAAATTAATAGTCAGTATGATAACGGATTAAGTGCGATTGAATCACAGTCAGCACTTGACGCCGCTAAGGCAAAACAAGATACTCTTGATATTGCCAACAAAGCCTATACAACATCTAAAATTAATCAAGTGGGCAATAATGAGGCACTGGCAAGTATGGGGTTATCTGGGGCATTATATCAAGCCCCAACAAGTGGATATTCGGAAAATTCAAGAGTACAGCAAGATATTGCTATGAATAATAATATTCAATCCGCAGATAGACAAGGGCAACAACAGTTAGATGCTCTTGACGCAGCAAAGAAAGCACAAATTGCTACACTACAAGCTAATAGAGATACAAACCAATCGGCTCTTGACAAGAATGTGTTTGATTATAATGCTACACAACAAGCAAATGCACTGGCAACAGAGCAAGCAAACGCAAAAGATTCAATATCTGCAAAACAATCTGCTGATGAAAGTTATCGGACAACACTTGCTGGACTAACTTATGCTTCGGCAACAAATCCAAGTCCAATGAGCGTTGCAGATGCAGTTAATTATTTAGATAGTTTAGGATATACAAGACCAGATAATTTAAAGGCATTGCCAAGTGTTCAATATGTTGCACCTACTGTTACAACTCCAAATACTACAGACCTTCCACAAATTAATGCTGTTCTTGGTGGTTCTCCTTATAATATCCCCGTTGCTAATGCTCCCCATGGCACAACAATAAATAAAAATGCAACAAGTAAAAATGTTACTGATAATATGCCCGGAGATACTCCGTCTAAACTTGCATATTTAAGCGATATGATGTGGGCAGTAAACCAAAAGAACGCTGGAGCAGGTGGTTATGGCAATGTAAATATAAGTTATGACCAAATAAAACAAATATTAAAAGACGAATATAATAAGGGAAACATAAGCCAACAAGATATTAATGCATTAGGTGCTTTAAATGGTTGGGATTAATAAAAGGAGATTAACTTATGAGTTTTTTTGATAGTGTTATGAAATCTTCCGCTACTCCCCAAGTTCCAACAGCAACAACTTCACCAAAATCTTCGTTTTTTGACAGCGTTATAAACACGCCTATATCTGCGCCTACGCCCAAAACTAAAGCATCAACTATACTTCCGATTAAAACTAGTCTTACTCCAAGTATTAAGCCTGTTATTGCTACGCCACAAGTATCTACTATTCAAAAGATAAATAATAGTCCAAAGCCATCCAGTTCGCTTCCAAAAATACAAAGTATTGATTATGCAACAAATAAAGCAGCTTATGAAGTAGATAAAACTAATAAAATAAACGATTTAAACGCTAAAGCAGATACTGTTGCACAAACTATGTTTCCAATGCTTTCCGTACAGGATGCTAGAAACAAAATAGATACTGGAAACTTGGGAAGTGTTGCTAAAGATTATAACGATATTAAGTGGGCAATTACAGTTTTACAAAAAGAGAAATTCAACCAAGATTATGATTATACAGGTGGTAAAGGTTATGCGGAAGCAGCCAAGCAAGGATTAGAAAGTGCAGCAGGAGGAATACAAGCGGTATTAGGTCAAAAGAACTCTTACCAAATCACTCAACCACAAAGCCAAGAAACTGTTGCCTACCAAGCTGAAAACGCAAGAGCAAATGGCTTGCGTAAAGTGGGATTAGATTTAACTAATGGTGCTGCAAATATGTTACCAAGTATAGTATTAGGAGGCGTTACTGGTGGTGCAGGTCTTGTAGAATATGCTGCACAGGCTGGTGGTTCGGCATATATAGATGGTTTAAATAACGGTATGACAGAAGAACAAGCAAAAACTTATGGCGTACTTGACGGCGCAATAACTGCTGCAACTATGAAACTAGCGGGTGGATTTGACATATTGGGAGGGTCTACTTTAAGTAAAGGCGTTTCTAAACTTGTTACTCCCAATTTAGAGAAAGCAACAACTGATGCTATCACTAAAAACGCAAGCGAAGCTGTTGCTAAAATAGCCACTTCCGCAGCAGGACAAATAGCAGTAAAACATATTACGAATATGGCAGGGCAAGGCTCTGTAATGTATTTACAGAATATTTTAAATCCTGTATTACAAAACATAGCAAAAGGCGACCCTCTTTTAAAAAATGCTAAATTATATTCTAAAGAAGCATTATATTCTGCATTTTTAGGTGCATTACAGGCAGTTGGAACAAACATCGTAACTGGTGGAATAGGAAAAATAGCAACCTCTGAAACAAAATCAGTGTTGCCAAACGTACAGGATAATGCCCCCGCCACCGATTTAAACACTCTCAAAACGGCTATAAAACCCACAGTTGACGCAGGTAATACAAATGTTCCGCTAAATACACAAGAGGGCTTAAAAGGCTTAGAAGATGGCACAATTAAACCAATATCACAAGTTAATCCAAGTGCTGATGCCAACAAAATCGTTAATAATTCTGATACGTTAAAATCGGTACAGACTGATGAAATTAAAAAAATAGAAAAACTTCCGCTTACAAGAGATTCCCTTCGAGAAATTTATAGTAATCTTAATCCTAAAAAATGGAAGATTGCTGTTGTTAAGGCTAACGATTGGATAAGTGTACGCAGAAACGCACAAGCTGCATCTATACCAATTAAAAATCTTGCCGATGTTGGTAAATTGCTATGCAAAAAGCTAACTACTGACGAAAAATTAAACTTTGGAAAAGCTGTTGAGGGTACATATCCAATTAAAACTAAAGCATTGCAAGATGCAGTAGACACTTATCGTCTAATGGCTGATTTAACACACGCTACAAGTCAATCTCTTGGTGGCGTTACCGCTTATAATAAGAATTATTATCATAGAAATTGGGATTTATCTGACCCTGAAATGGCTAAAAAGTTTGAAACTATTGCGAATAAAGGTGGTTGGTATAAAGACCCCGAAAAATTCAAAGGTGTAAATTGGCAATCGCAAGTTTTTAAAACTGTTTCGGAGGGTGAAGAAGCAGGTTTTAAACTTAAAAATGTTGGCGACCCTGCGCAAGAATTTATAGATTATGGAAATTCTGCTAGTTATGAATTGAAGAAACAAGCAATTAGAAAAGGTATAAGTGAAGCTGACGCAGGAAACGCTGATAAAACGCAGGTATTTAATTTAGGTAATGGCGAGAGCGTCAAAGTATCTGAACAGGCAATGAAAGGTCTTAAAGGTTTATCAGATTATAAACCATCCAATAATATTTTATTAAAAACATATCGTGGAATTAACAAGGGGACTAAGCAAACCTTACTTGGATTAACACAATTTCATCCGCTTAATGTTGGATTATTGAGAGCAGGCGCAACAATGGTTGCAGAAGGTCACCCAATATTAGCGGCAAAGGGCATTTCCAATATGTTTCTTGCGCAATTATCGCCTAAATTTAACGCTAAACTGAGAATAAGTGCTGCTAATGACGGATTGTATGAATTGGCTGCTAAATTGGGGATGCCTTATGGTTCTTCTGATTTTGACGCAAAGGGAATTTCAAATCTTGCACACGGTGCAATCTTTGGGAAAGCTATGCCTGCAATTCAAGACCAATTAGTGCGAGCATTTAAAACGGACCTGGATGCTAAAGGATTATCTTATGATAGTCCTGAAGCATTAAAATTAGGTATTGTTGGTAATAAAATACTTGGATATGTCAATACTGAAGTGCAAAATTTAAACCCACAAGTGCAGAAAGGTCTTTCCGATATAGCTTTTGCGCCACAGTTTTTACGTTCGGGTTTAGAATTATTCAAAGATGCCGCCACAAAGGGCGGATTAGCAGGAAGTTATGCAAGACGCTCAATCGCTTCTAATATTATTGCAACAACTTTGCTAATTGCAGGTGTTGGTGCTTTAGTAGGTCAAAAATCCGATAATATAATTGATACATTATTAAGAGCCATTGTAGACCCTGCAATTCCTACGCCAGTTAAGGATAGCAATGGAAATAATATTAAATTCCGTACTCCTGCAACATTAACATCAGTTGTTTGTAAATTGTTAGGCATAACATTAATTAGAAATACTAACGGAAGATTAGCAGTAAATTGGAACGTTTCCGATGTTCCTAGTACAGTTGCTGACTTTATGCGTTCGCATTTAGCAATATTACCTGCTTCTTTTCTTAAAATCGCAACAAATACTAATTATGCAGGGAAGCCTATGTATGACCCTAATGCTGATTTAGGAACAAAAGTAGCACAGTCTGCTACAACCTTAGGCACAGGATTGCTTCCTATTGGTTTGCAAAACTTAGCATATACTGACACTTTTAAAAATCTAATGCCTAAACCGATTAAACAAGTATTGGATGCTGGTTCTCCAAGTTCAAACCCAATAAGCAAGTCGTTATTGAGTGCCATTGGTGCTACTGAATCAACTGATAAAACTGTTGGAAAAGGCTTATCTACAACTAGATATTTCGCCGCTGTTGATGAAGCTAAACAAGGGCTTAATAGTCAAGGTACAAATGTTATTGCTAATTACTTTGGCAGCAAGAAAAATCCTGTTACTGGTGTTTATGATGTGTTGCCTAGTATATGGGATAGTACCGCAAAAGCAAGAAACATTCTGCAAAATTCTACTCCTAATGCTAACGGTAAAGATGTCTTGGATAACATTATAACAATGAATAAAACACTAAAATCAGAAGGTGAAGCGGTTGACCCATTATGGTTGCAATCAAGAGATGTTATTGTAAAGGCATTACAATATCAAGCAATGGATACTGGTGCAGAAAAAACAGTTTGGTACGATAATAATAAATCGTGGTATCAACCTTTAAGCGATTTACGGAATACTTTCTTTGGTAACCTTCCGGCAGGCGACCCAAATAAACCAGTTGAGCCAATTCAATATCCCGAAGCAACTCCTCAAACCCAAAAACTGCTAGACCAATATTATCTATTGCCGAGTACAACCGCAAAACATACTTTCTCAACATTACATCCTGAATTAAAAGCACAACTGGATAAAATCGAAGCATATACGAATGCAGTTAGAATTGCAAAAGGGCAAGAACCATATACCGCAAAGAATCCAACTTCAAGTAAAAGTTCGCCATTTGGGAAAATTCCCACACCACCTAAATTCAACCCTTAATTGGGTAGAATATAATAAAAATTAAGGAGAAAGATTATGAAAAAGTTTCTAAAGGACATGGCAGAAAGAGCAATTAAAACTGCCGCGCAGACCGCCCTTGCGGCTATAGGTACAACTGCCACGCTGGGTGGCGTAAATTGGGAGATAGTTGGCTCAACGGTTGCAATCGCAACAATTTTATCAGTGTTATCTTCAATCGCAAGTCGTCAAATTGGCGATGGCAATTCTGCTAGTTTAGTAAATTAAGCTATAAGGTGATATTATGGATAAAACAAATATAGGACTGGTTGAATACGCCAAAGCGCATTTGGGCGCACCATACTGGAATGGCACGTTCGGGCAAATTGCGACACAGGCAATTTTAGACTACAACACTGCTCGCCTGCCTGATATGTACACGCCCGAACGCAGAGCGAAATATATATCACAGTTTGGCAAGCAAGTTTTTGATTGTATTGGACTTATAAAGGGTTATTTATGGTCTGATAGCATTACAGGAGTGCCAAAATATGCATCAAACGGCGTTCCTGACGTGAATGCGGGCGGTATGCGCAGTTTGTGCATCGAGAGTGGAGCAATGTCAAGTATGCCAGAAATTGCAGGCATATTGGTTTTTGTGGCAGACCACCACGTTGGCATTTATATTGGCGGCGGTCAAGTTGTTGAGGCAAGAGGTTTTGCGGATGGCGTTATACAAACTAACGTAAAAAATGGCTCGTGGGATGGATGGGGAAAATGCCCATTTATAACCTATATAAATAATAATGAGGTGAATACAATGACAGATTATACAGTAGTAAAACAAACAAAACTGCACACAAGGCAAGATGTAAATTCATCTTATGTTTTGATGGAGGCAGGCAGCGTTATTGGGATTAGTGAATTGTCCTCAAATAATTTATGGGGAAAAACTACATACGGCGCCGCAACTGGCTGGACTGATATGGACACACAGTATTTGCAAAAGGTAGTGACATCCGCACCTATTCCATCAATAGAAACAGTACCAAAGTCACAATATGATGCAGTTGTTTTACAATTACAAGTTGCAAACGCTAAAATTGAAAAGATAAAGCAAGATTTATCATAAAAATTAACAAAAGATGAGGGCAAAAAGATGACGACAGAAACTGTTTACGTTTTAGTATCAATATTAGTAGGAATTCTTTCAATTTCAGGTTTTTTAATTGGAAGATATACAGCTATCTATAATAAAGGTGTAGAAGCAGGGGAGTTTCGCATAAAATTTGGGGAAGTGCAATCAACATTAAAAACATCATTAGAAAACCAAGATGACATAAAAAAACAAAACTTAGTAGTGATTACTGGATTGCACGAATTAACAGGCAGAGTAAATACGCTTGAAGCTACGACATCAGAACACAGTAAAATAATTAACGAGCTTATGGACAAGAATTGTTTGGATAAAAAAAGACCTGGAGTTAAAAAAGTAATCAATCAGTAATAAAAATAAAACCGCCAAATTAATGGCGGCTTTTGTTTAACTACATTATTCCTCTTAAATTGCTTTCCATTTCCTTTGTTCCGCTATTGCATTGCCCATTACAAAATATCTTTCCGCTTCCTCTGCCTAAATACCAACAGCAATTCATACAATCTTTTGGCTTTTCCTCAACTACTTTATTTGTAATTTGAATAATTCTCCGATGTTTGTCAAGAATTTCTTTTGGTACTGGAATTTTTAAAAAAGCAGCAACCATTTTATTAACATCAAATATTTTATATGTATATTCTTTTGTTACACTATCGTATTCAACATTATACTGCAATCCACACTTACGTTTTAAGTGCATAAATAGTTTATTAGTGCATTGTAATTCTTTGCAGATTTCTCTTGCGTTTGCCTTTTCCTTATCTAAATAAATAAATTTATACGGATACCGAGTTTTATTTTGTATAGGATTATCTGTTATCAGTTTAGTAACTTCTTCAACATTGTATAAATAGCGTTGGTTTTTTCCACTCCCTTTTCTCGCCTGTAAATTACTGTTTTTAACCTTAGTAGTTAAAGTCATATAGCACATATTTAATAATTTTGCTATCTTAGGAAGTGTCAGATATTCATTTGTATTTTCCATTCATTTTCCCCTTTCTTTTTTTAAGGCTCTAGCAACGGATATAACGCATTGTATTTTTATTCCCTTATAAGTATCCACCCAATGCGCTATAATCCGTTACGCAAGCCAACACAGTGATTAGATTGGCACTAGTACGTGTTCCTTAATTGCTTTTCTTTGTACTTCGTGCATTTTTGATTTTTAGTATCATAAATTGCACCAATACAACCGTTTATAACTTTGCAATTTTCGCAGTTTAGACAATTATGGATTCCCTTATTTTCATATACTTCTAATTTGCGAACCAGTTCAATATTGTTATCAATTAATTTATTAATCGTAATCCGTTGATGCTCAACTTTGTTCATTAGGTTTTCATATGTATTCCTTGATATTTTTAGCATTTCATTACCGCTTGGGCAAGGCTTATGCACTTCGTAATATTCTTCGTCAATGGATAATATTTCGTGTGATGTTTTCGCAATATACATAATTTCTCCTTTCATATGTATAAAATTATTGACTTTCTTGCATTATTTATAGGGCTTATGTGCAAGAATATACACTTTTTCGTACGTGTTTTATTACAATCTAACCTTATACGACCAAGTAACGCCAAATTCAGGATGCGTTCCTCGTATCCATTGAGTAGGCTGTATTGTCTTACCCATCATTTTTAGTCCTAAAATGCTGCTACCTGTCCAACAGCCATTAATTGAAATAAATCCTCCGCCCATCAAGGGCAATTCTGCTGCTGTATGAAAATGCGCAAGATGTGCATAATCAAATTCTTCGCCAATAGTTTCAAGCATTTCCTTATAATTACTCTTTGCCCTATCTATTCCGTAAAACGGTATTCCTGCCCAACCCTTAATATCGTCACCGTGTACTAACAAATGCTTTTTCCCTTGGATTTCCTTGATAAACCACCACGACAAAGGAACATTAAACTTAATTCTGTCATAATTTTGCAGTTTAGTTTCTATGTACTTATACATAATCAAGTCCCAGTTTACCCAGTGAGGATTTTCTCCCTTTAAGCCAATTCTTCCGTGATTTCCGCCAACACAACTTATTTCTATTTCTTTAAAGACGTTAAGCAATTCGATATATAATTTTGAAAGTAAATCTCCTAGTTTGAAGCATTGGTTATATGCGTCTTGGTCTACCTGTTGTGCTTGTCCTAAAAAGATGCCCATACCCTCAACCATATCACCTAAGCAAAAAATATGCAGCTTTTTAATTGGGGCAATTTCCATATGTCTTCTGCAAATTGATGTTACTGAAATTAAAAACCTCGCAATTTGTCGCTCAAGTATCTCAAAGTTGTATTCGTTTAATCCACCGGTAGTTTCTAATAATATTTTTGTTCCAGCTTGAATGTCTGAAATATCTAAGATTACTTCTTCTTCCGATGCAGACTTCCGATGCGGAATATTCAAAGGTTCAATTTCTATCTTTTGCTGTACTGCAACCGCTGAAACAATCTTATCTAAAAGAATTTCTGTTAATGCTTTTGTGCGGACAATCTCTTTTTCAATGCGTTTTTCATTATCCGCAATAATCTTTCTTTTTTGTTCGGCGATTAATTCTTTTTCTGTCTTAGGTAAGACCTCTACTTTTTCAAGAACTTTATTGTGGTTACCCTTACTATAATCTAATACCGCCCTTTGAATTTCACCAGTTTTTTCACAAATATTTAACCATCTTTGCACTGTTGTTCTCGGAACATCCAACATCATTGCGATTGCCTTATGTCCATATGTAGGATTTTTAATTCTAATTTCTTTCGCTTGCGCTAACCAAACAGGCTCTTTCATTCATAATCCTCCTATTTCATTAAATCGCCATTCACCATTAATGACTTGTCCAATTCTTCTTCCTGCTCTATGATTAAGTTTTCTCGCATTTTTGCCCTAATACCCTTACACTCGCAATCAATTTTAATAACTTCCGTGCCTTGAATGACTGCAACCACTTGCTTGTTTTTGCAGATAGGGCAATTATACTCTATTGTTTTAATCCGCTTTTTGTTGAACTTTTCAGCATTTTCGTATAGTTCAATTTGTTTTTCGTTCATATTTATCTCCTTTCAAATTTTAAATAATTCTTCTAATTCTAGTCGGTAGCTTGTCCGTTTTTTTATTATCACTATTTCTGTTCCATATTCCTTGCACCAATCAATAGAAATAGACTTCCGTGTACCACCGTCAATAAATAACTGTATTTCTTGAATATGTACCCAATAACACTTTTCAATATCTCTAAAATTGATTATTAATCCTGCGTTAATTCCTTTAAACATACTCGCTTTTAATAATTCAGTTATCTGATTTTGCCTAATGGCAGAAAGTGGAATTGACTTGCCTTTATGCGTTTTTAATTCTATAAACCATAGAAATTTAGTTTGAGAATTAAAGACTAGACAATCACACATATTTGAGGCTTGAAACCTTACATTGTCACTCTCTCCACCAAATGAAGCTGTGCCATCTTTGAATCTGTAATAAAAGCAATATGGCGGGATGCTGTCTTTAACCTCTTTTTCAAAGCGTTTTCCGTTATTAATCATCTTCCCCCTCCGTTTCTTTCAGTTTCTGCTCGGCTTCGGCTTTAGTGAGAAAGATGGTTTTACCTATTTTGCTTTCCATCCACGCACCTTTGCAATCAACGATAAAAACACCATTTATGTTCTTTTGTATTCTCCTAATTCTGCTTTCAATAACACCTTGTACAGGATATATGTGATATAGAAAATCCCCAACCTTACAAGGTAACACCACACATCTCCCGTCTCTCTCCGCCTCACAAATCTGCTCTAGGCGGTCAAGGGGAATGTCTTTGATAATATCATTCAAGTAATTGTGATATATACTGACTATTGAACCTTGCTTTGGGCAATTCGATAACATAAACACGCAATCCTTATCGTGCTTACAGTTATTTTCGCAATCTAAATACTCGGCTCTGCTTTCCTCAATCGTTCTCATTTGTTTGCTCCTTTCCCATCTTCGCCCCACAATGACAGTACGGAAACTTTTCTTGTGGGTTTTTACTATTTGCTATAATCGTTCTGCAACATTTCGTACAGATATACTTGGTCTTAGTCGCATAGCTAGTAACTATTGCCCATTTTCCACGCACTACCTCGACCAACTTTCCATCACGCACTTGCTTTAATACAAACAATGCAAATTCATTGTGCTTTTCTGCTTCAAAACTTTCTTCCATAAACTTTGTTTCAAAATACTCTATCGCCCTATCAAGTTCGCTCTTTTCAATCTCGCTCATTCTGATTGCTCCTTTCTGTTATTCCAAGCTGTGATGGCTTGTTGTTTAGTTTTATAATAGAAAGTTATAACACCGCACCCACTACAACCAACCCAATATTCTGGGACTATCCTCTTTCCAATGTGATATTTATAGTTGCAAAATTCAGCCTCACCACCGCAGAATGGGCACTTCTTCAGTTCGCTCATTTTGTTACCTCGCTTTCTAGTTTAGTAATTGCTTCCCTGTAATAAATAATATCTTCTGCTATATTTCTTTTTTGCAATTCTAGTAGTTCGGGATATTCAGTTGCCCAACCATCAAAGTTTTCAACCCTAGACAATTGCTCTTTTAAATATTCCAATCTCGCATTATTCATTGTTTTTTTATCAAACCTACCGCAACAATTACAACCTACGCAGATTTCACCATAAGACCACCCTGTCGCATAGCAATTATCTAATGCACTTTCGTCAACATAAATTTGTTTCATCCCTCTACCTCCTTAATTCTCTGTCCGCAGTTGGGACAGTAATTTACAGGCACTTCTATATCAATAAAATCGTCTGGTTTTACCTGCGTAAAACAATTTGCAGAAATTCTTCTTATTGAATTTGGCGAGTGCCTTTCGTGAATTTCACAACAATACTCGCATTTACTATTCGCCACCTCAACCGCCTCCTGCTTTTCTAGCGCGGAGAGGGCGAGCTGCGTTGCTTCTAGCCTATTTTTTACATATTCCAACCTTGATTTTATTACATTTCCGTTTCTCAAGTCATAATTTAAACAGTGTGCTTCGTCGCTAAAATACCCTATCACATCCTTAATATCCATAAAATCACTCCTCCTTATAAACTTCAATCATCCCAGTACAAATACTCTGCTCAGAAAACACGTCATCCTTATCCATCAGCCATACCGTCCCATTATCACAAATTACCTTGCACTTTCGCTCCTGCTTGGTCAAATATACTTTTACTGTCACCTGTTGCCAGTCCATTTTGAGTAGGTCGGGCAGGGTTAGTTTTTTAAGGTTTTTCATAGGTTATCTCCTTTGGTTAGCCATTTATTATAAATCTCTATTGCAATCCTTTTTGTCATAATGGGTGGTACGCTCATTCCACAAATATAACTGATTGTGCTATATGCATTTGCCATAACATAAAGAATATCGCCTACTTGGTATGGTGGCTTTATCTCCCAATGTGAACAATCATCTACATCAGTTTGCACATCTAAAAAGAATTTTCCGAAATCATCGCCATAAACATCAGACAAATCCCATTCCATTATGCTCTTAGGTTGACCCTTTTTGTCTCCGCTAAAATGCTGACCGTGAAAGTATGTAGGTGCTTGCTTTACAACTCTCCTAGTAACCGTCTTTCTGCCCTCTAAAATTGCCTTTACCATTTCTGTATTAAATAATATCGGTTTCATTTCGTACCTCCTGTAAATTTTGTTATAATGTTTCTCTAAACTCCCAATCGGGGTAATTCTGTTTAAACAGCTTCCGCTTGATAATATATATTTGATATTGTCGATAACGCAGGGCAGATTGTGAAATTTAGTTTGTTTTATACCAAATCCTCCAAAGAATCTAAATCAGTGTAAACGCCGGCAAAATCAATATCCGTGTGCTTGTCATAAATATGAGCATTTACTTGCTTGATTTGCGGCGATTGGTTTCCGCATTTGTTTTCAGTTAATACATCTTCCCATCCCTTAGCATTAAGCCAACTTGACGCAAGTGGGGTAAATTCGCCTGTGTAAAAACGCTTATCTTTTTGTAATGAGTTCTCAAGCCCTTGCAATATGATTTTTAAAGTTTCATCGGTTGGCTTGATTTTAGCAAAGGCTTTAAGTGCATACTGTTTGCTTTGCTTTCGTGGGTACTTTTCCCAAAAGCTAATAAATAGTTTCTCAATATTTTTTCTATCGTTTACCGAAGGTGAACAAGTAATATCTATACTAACCTTATCTAACTCTATACTATCCTTACCTAACCTAACCTGTGTATCCATTTGGTATCCAGTTGGTATACCAATGGTGTACTCTCGATTTTCATCCTCCGTTAAAAGTGCTTTTTCGGTCTTATATTGAGTTTCCTTGTACCTGTCATTACGAATATAGTTATGTATTTTCCAATGCCTAATTACACATACTCCACTTTGAAATGGGATTATAAACTGTTTTGCTAAAAGTAATTCCATATCATTTTTATTAGCACCAACCATTTTAGAAATACTATTGGGAGAATTTATAAACCCATCATCATCTGCCCTCATACATAAATGAAAATATAAGTTTTGTGTGCTAGTTGGCATATCAAGGAATGTATCGCTGTCTATTATTATTTTAGAAAACATTCTACGCTCTGCCATTTTTTACCCCCTCTTAATGCGTTCTAATTCGCTCTGCTCAACTAAGGCTAATATCTTATTTTTTCTATCTATATTATAAAAAGATTGTGACGGATACCATTCACTAAAAAGTTTGTTTTGTTTGCTTGAATTACAACTTCTGCAGGCGGTTATGATATTCCCAAAATAATAGCCTCCATTTTTAGTCACAGGTAAAAAATGTTCCTGCTCTAATGGCTTATTTTTTTGATACCATTCCCTATTTTTAACAAGAAGAATATCTCTGTTTTTTTCCCTATAGGCGTTGCTGTAACCTGCGTATAAATCTTTTTTATTCAAACTACGTTCTTTAGAATTAGAAATTTCAATCAACCCCCAGTACATTTTTTAATTTCTGCAAGTTTTCTTCATTAGGCTTAGAAATCTCTGCTTCCCATAATCGTATTGACACTACTGACACATTACAAGCCTTAGCCAAATCAAACTGCGTCAAGCCCTGTTCTTTTCTCATTTTCTTTAATTCAAACAAACATTTTCACCTCTTTTCTTATTTTTATTACTACTATAATTATATCACAAAATTAGCACAAACACAATATAGGGTATATGCACCTTTATAATATACTATATGTGGTAGTTAAAATGGTACTTCTTCATCCGTGACCGTTTGCAAAGTTTCAGCAACACTTGAAACTTCATTTACACCAACTTCCTTTGCGTTGGTTCTAATGTCCGCAAATATCGTATATCCTATTTTTCCGTTATATTCTGTACGCTCAATACTCGTTATGCGCTCAAGCTGCACCTTATCCTTTGCCTGTAGAACATATTGACCATTTGTGACGATATTGTACCAACCGTTATTCTCCCAGTTTCCGTTTGCGTCTTTTTTGCTGTCGCTGATTGAAAAGAAAGTATAACCGTGTTCGCCTTTATCGCTCGTCTTTGGGTTGAAAATTGTATAGTCCCTATCAAGTTTAATCATTCTTATTTCTCCTTTTCAAACAATGCACAGACAGCATCGTAATCTTTTTGTTTAATGGTCTTAGTGCTTTCAAAACCGCCTGCAATTAAAGTTTGTCTAGCACTTTCTTTGGTAAATCCATTTTGTCCTGCAATAGCAAAAATACGCTGTGTCTGCTTTGGAGTAATAAACGCATCAGTATTATTAACTTCGGTAAAAGCCTTAGCATTTTCCATAAATTTAGTATCTTCAATATCTTGCGTAAACATATCGCTTGCGTTTGCGATAGATAATGCCAAGTCGACAACTGCTCTTTTTTTCGCTTTTTTTAACATTGAATTTGCAGTGTCATAAGGCGTAGTATTAAATCCATTTGACTTTTCATTTGTGTTTGCACAGCCTACACCTGCACGAAATACTCTGCCATCAGGGAAATATGCGATTGCTTTTACTTCATAGTAGAAATAACCTTTCTCGTGGTCTTTATGGCTGTCCATAAGCACCAAGTCAAACGGTATGCCATACAACATAAGTATCTTTTCCGCACCGCTCTTAAACAGCGTCGGACGGTCTGTAATGGGCGTTCCGTCTTTCTTACGGATTACGCCAAAGTCAACTTCTCGCACTAATTTAATACTAGGCTTGTCCCCTATTGCAAGTGTATAGTTGTTGCCTTTGGCTACAATGTCTGCCCTTTGTGGCTCGTAGATTATCACTTCATTACTCATTTTCAATTTTCTCCTTTTTGTTTTTCTTTTCGTAGATATATTTACAACAATCCCATAGCTTAAAATCGGGTAGACACTCTTTAAAAATATACGCATTAGGCTTTAATTGCAAATAAAAATATTTTTTGGCGATTATGCTTTTATTCAGCAATCCAATATCATATCCTGCCAACTGTGCAGATAGGCTTACCTTGTCAACACTTGCAGGAGTCTTAAAGTCTATCAAGTATATTTCATTGTTAATCTCGCACACTAAATCGCAAGTGCCTGCAAATCCTAAATTTTTCATAAACATTTGCAATTCTGAATACAGTACCTTTGGCTTATAGGTATTAAACCATTCAAGAAACGCACTCACATAGTCGGCACAATCGCCATCAATTTCCTCAATGTCAATGCCTAAACAAATTAACGAGCAATATTCGTGTACTCTTGTGCCTCTATCGGCAGCATAACGCAATATTTGTTCGGGCAATTTTGCTCTATCTGCACCTCCAATGCAATCGCAAATTTCAGTTACACTAGGCAGCTTCACACCATCACTTGTGTATTCGTGGAATTCCTCGTCAAAACTATTCATTTGCCCCCATCTCGCCTATTCAGCCATTCCATAAAGGTATAAATATCATCCAGGCAAAAGGCTTTCAGCTTGTCCTCAATCTGCATCCCTTTATAATCTTCGTCGCTATAAAATAGGTTTTGAGTGAATTCGTCAGAATTTATGTACTCCATACCAATTTCCATTGTATATTGCTCTTTCGCGTATTCTTCTTGGCAATCAATACAAATGTCATCTAAGTACAAGCTAAATTCATCAATATCCACATCAGTTAAACAGCGTTTACATTTTTTAGTTTCAATGTCTGCTTCAAATCGGTTATCATAATCAGTCGAAAAAGCATTGTTTTTAGCGTTTTCAATATCAAACTGCGTCATATTGCTCAACCTTGAGAATGTCCGAGATTAGAAGCCTTTCTCCGTCCTTAATTTTTTGAAAAAGATTTTCATTTATAAATGTAATCGTTTCGTTTACATTACAAGCCGATATTTCGTTTTGACCATAAAATGACCTCCGCAAATATGTTGCGCCCAATACTTGGCACGCCTTTGCAACCTCAATTTCTCTTGCTGTATAGGTGGTAATTTTAATGATTGATACATTGCCACAAAATAGCTGACGCAAAAGCGTATCCTTTAACGCGATGTCCCCCTCTATTCCATTTTTGGACAAAAAATATTTTTCACTTGAAGTTATATTTATATTATTAAAGGTTATATTAAATTTCTCTCCAATCTCAACCCCAAGCATCTTTGCAACCTCTGGCATATAATTTTTAGACATTTTATTTTCCTCCTTATTGATTACTTCAAATCGTTTTTGATTATACACTTGGTCAACGCCAATACTATCCCATTTTACAGACCAATCGCCATCGGCACGGTCTTTTAATACGATACCAAAGTCGCCAACGCATGGATAATAACTTTGGTTTATAGTCGTTGTGTCTGTATATCTAACCTTTTTTCCAACCAAATTCACATTATTTTGCTCACTAAAAACTTTCATTTTCTCTCTCCTTTTAATCTTTTATAATTTGAAATTCTTTGATTCTCGGATTCTTGATGTGCTGCCCAAACGCCTAAAATTGATAACACAAACAGAATCGCCATAAAAATAATCATCTGCAATTCTTTTGACATTTAAGCGTCCCCCTTTTCGTCTATTTGCTCAATGCTCTTGAGATTTATCCAACCTTTAATGCCATTATCCCAAGCCACAAATACCCCATTGAAACCCTTTTGAATAACTACGCCCTCCGTTCCAACTGGGGGATAAAACCTACTTTCAACCTTGTTAAGCGCAGCCTCAACCATTTTCACCCTAAACATAATGCTACACTCTGCACATTCTGCGTTCAGGAATTTTACCGCAAGCATTACTATTTACGTAATTGAAAAACGCTTGTTCTTGATAGTGCATATATTTTGCATTGCGCACCTCTGCAACAAATCCCTTAAATTGATTGTATTCCTCACACTTTCCGTGGCATTCAATATTTCTGTTATAACAACCATTACAAGGTGTCATCATTTCAAACACTCCCTTCACATTTTAAATCTTCTGCATTTACCCACGCCTCCAAGCGTTTTTTAACTATATATACTGATGTTCTTTTGTTGTTCTGCTTGTCCGCATTAATGAACGAACCGATTGGCAAACTACCGTTTTTCATCATTTCGCGAACTGCCAGAGGGGTTAACCCTAGTATTTTTGATGCTTCTGCTACGGTTAGAGTTTTAACTTGCTCCATAATTACTCTCCCTCATTATCCTTAAAGATTCTTAACAAATCGGCAGAATGTTTCGTTTCCAAAGTTGCCTTTGGTTACCTTCATCATTTCAGCAACCGTATATTTTTCTTGGATTTTTGATTGTGAATTGATAAATTGCTCTGTTCCAAATTTACAGGCTCCCGTAATAATGCGATATGCCGTTGCAGCCTCTTCAAGCGTTAAAATAGAAGATTTTGAAAGGTTTTTATACTGTTCTGCTCCTCTATCCGCTGCCATTTTAAAATTAAGGTCTTGCATTGCTTCTTTTAACGTTTCTCCGTGTGCGGATTGCGCCCCTTTACTTACTAAAAAACACGGTTCTAATTTGAGTTTTTTATTTTCTATCCCCAAGAATAAACGACCTTTGTATACTTCAATATCTGCATTAAAGTTTTTATGCCCGTCAACAACTATTAAATAACCGTCTGCACAAAGCGTTTTGTACGTTTCTTCCGTTTTGCGCTTTTTGATAGTGATAGCGGTTAACCCTGTGCAGCCATAGAGCGCACTGTTGCCTATATGGGTTACGCTGTCGGGAACGGTGATAGCGGTTAACCCTGTGCAGCCATAGAGCGCACTGTTGCCTATATGGGTTACGCTGTCGGGAACGGTGATAGCGGTTAACCCTGTGCAGCCATAGAGCGCCCAGTTGCCTATATGGGTTAGGCTGTTGGGGATAGTGATAGCGGTTAACCCTGTGCAGCCAGAGAACGCCAAGTCTCCGATAGATGTTACGCTGTTAGGGATAGTGTATTTCCCATCTTTAATATCTTTGTTTGAAACGCTGTTTAGTGTTTTCATTTTCATTCTCCTTTCATTTTTTTATTTAGCAAGTGATACGCTTATTATTTACTCGCTCATAGGTACGCTGTTGTAAATCGCCAAAGTTTTCCTCCCTAATCTTTAGCAATTTTCTTCGACAAATCGGCAGAATGTTTCGTTTCCAAAGTTGCCTTTGGTTACCTTCATCATTTCAGCAACCGTATATTTTTCTTGGATTTTTGATTGTGAATTGATAAATTGCTCTGTTCCAAATTTACAGGCTC